CTGGTCGTACATATGCTCGATCAGTTCGGTGCGCGACACCACCTGCCCCATATGATGCATCAGGTAGGACAGCAGCCGGAATTCATGCGAGGTGAGCTTGAGTGTCGTGCCGTTCACCGTCGCCTTCGAGGCCTTGGTGTCCAGCTTCACCGGTCCGCAGGTCAGTTCGGAAGAGGCATGGCCGGCGGCCCGGCGGATCAGCGCCCGCACCCGCGCCAGCACTTCCTCCACATGAAAGGGCTTTGCCACGTAATCGTCGGCACCGGCATCGATGCCGGCCACCTTGTCGCTCCAGCGATCGCGGGCCGTCAGCATCAGCACCGGCATCACCTTGCCCGACTGGCGCCATTTCTCCACCACGGTGACACCGTCCATCTCGGGCAGGCCGATATCGAGGATCACCGCGTCATAGGGCTCGCTTTCGCCGAGATAATGTCCCTCCTCGCCGTCGAACGCCTGGTCGACCACGTAACCGGCCTCCTTCAGCGCATCGGTCAGCTGGCGGTTCAGGTTGACGTCGTCTTCGACCAGGAGAATGCGCATGAGAGCCTCGAAACGGATGTGCCGGAAAGTGTCTGCCGGGGCTTCTACTACATCGGCACCCGTACCGTCACCTTGCGCGGGCGTTCGCCGCTCCCCTGCACCAGAACCGTCACGATGCAGGTCCGGCCATCATTGGAGGGCTGGGCCGAAAGCAGCTGGCCGCCGGTATCGCGCACGACCTTGGAGGCCGCATCGCCGCAGTCGCCGGCCACGAGGATCAGGTAGTCCAGCGCGGCGGCCTGGCTGACCGAGAGGCCAAACAGCGCCGAGGCGACTATCCCGATCAGCTTTTTTGATGCCATGACTACAACTTCCGCTCACGGTGACGCACGGGTTTATGAACCAAACCAATAGGTAACTATGTAGCCAATGGCGTCTGAATGGCAAATGAATGCGCCATTCAGCTGTTCACGATCAGGACAATCGACAGGTCAGCCGCCGCGAATCGAAGAGTTTGCAGCCAGACGACCATAGATCGCGAAGATTCCGCCGAGCGCACCGGAGAGGCTGACAATGGCCTCGGCCAGCGCATTCTGATCGCTTGTGGAAATCTCGTGGCCGGTCATCTGCAGAAGCGAGGCGCCGATCGCGATCAGTGCGCCCCAGACGGTTTTCGACTGGTACCAGGTCTTGCTGCTTTCCATCATGCATCTCCTTCTGTTGTGACGAACACGTCTGTTTCGAGCGCAATGCCAAGCGGCACGGCGCGACCAAGCTGGCGCAGGCGCAGGCGAAACACGCTCTGCGCCGAACCGAAATCGGATATCTCTGCTGTCGTCGGGTAGGTGTAGGTGGCAGCACCGACGTCCACGCTGCGCACCACCGCTGCGCCCGACAGCAACTCCAGCCGGTAGCGTTCCTCCGGCTCGTCCAAAGGAATGTCGGTGGCCGCCCAGTCGTCGGCGTCGACGCGCGAACGGCGGATCCAGCGGAACTGCACCCCGGAAGATCCGCGCACCGCCCGGGCATGTACGGGTGAAAGTGGTGTTTCGGCCCGCAGCCCGCCGGCAAACAGGAAGGGTCCTGCCCTTCCGCCCGATGATCCGATCGCCTCGATCAGCCAGTTCTGCGCCACACCCCGCTCTGAAACCGAAAGGCCAAGCGGAACCAAAGCCGCGTCGAGCACCACAACGGGAGCGCCGGACGGTGCGCCCGCCATCATCGCATCCTCTGTTCCGGCAAGTCCGCGCAGCAGCGTCGAAAGCCGCCAGCGGTCCGGCGCGATCTCCTCGGCATGCGCAAAGCCCAGCACTTCCCAGGCGTCATTGGCACACAGCACCGCGATCCGGTTCGTGCCCGCCAGCACCGACATCTCGTCCGCCGAGGACAGACCATCGAAGAACAGGTCAAGCGTGACATGGCCCACCCGGTCGAAGCGCCCGCAGATCCCCGCCTGCAACTCGCCCGCAAGCCGCCCGATGCGCGCCGGTCGATCGAGTGCGATGCGGCTGCGATAGGCCTCGACGCCGAGCGAGCTGGAGACAACCGTGCGCCTGAACGGCCGGCAGTAGAGCGCCGCCCGGGCAAACTGCGTCGCCTCTCCGCCTTCAAAGCGCGGCAGGTCGAGAAGGCGCACCACCGGCGAGAATCCGGAGGATGTGGATATGGCAGGAGTGCGTCCCGCGCCTGCCGGCTGCGCCGGAAGCACCGCTGCCGGCGCGTGCCGGCGCGCCTCCACCCGCCGCACGGCGCCATCCTCGATACGGGTGACGATGTACACGCCATCCGGCCCTTCCGTCAGGCGTACCGCATCACCCGCTTCCAGCCCGATCTGCGTCGGCGACAGCGGAAACTGCAGGCTGCGACGCGACAGATGGTTGTCGCGCAGCAGGGCCTCGACCATGGTCAGCGCCGCCTCTTCGTAAAGCACGCCGGCGATATCCACGCTCAGAATGCGGTTGCTGCCGACACTGGCGCGGCGCGAACGCACACTCGCCTGCTCGTAGTCGAGCACCGGATTGGCAAATCGCGCCACGGCCTCGGCGGCGAAATCGCTGTCGTGACCGCGCGTCTCGCTCCAGGCCGGCTCGTCCTCGCGCTCGGCCAGCACGTCGATCACCTGTGTCGAAAGCGCCGTCTTCGTGCGCGAGCAAAAGACCAGCCGGCCGGCCTCCTCCCGCACGTCGAGCAGATAGGCGCTCACCAGCGGCTCGATCAGCACCCGCGCTGAGCTCGTGTCTGCCTGCACGTAACCGATGAGATCGCCGCTGACGTGCGACACGTCGAACTCGTCAAAGCCGTGATCGGACAGGATGGCGCCGATGGCATCCGCCAGCGTCGTGGCCCCCAGACGCCCGGTCAGCCAGTGGCCGGTGCGCCAGTTGTCCCCATCCCGCCAGACACTCAGGTCGTCGGGAAACACCGGGTAAGGCCGCGCATCCCAGGTCCACACGAAGATGTGCTCCGGATCCACCATGCCGGCTGGCGCCACATCGCTCAGCCACCAGTCGAAATGCGTCTCGAGAAAACGCCGCTGCAGGCTGTCGGCGCGCGCGCCGTTCGAAAAATAGGGCCGCATGCTCTCGGAGGATTTCGGATCGACGAATACATTCGGCTGGTTTGCGCCCTTGTCGATCGCCGGGCAGCCAAGCTCGGTGAACCAGATCGGTTTGGATCTCGCCACCCAGGCGGTCGCCGTCGCATGTTCGGCGCCGCCTGTGCGATTGAAATGCGGATTGCTCCACCAGTTGAGAAGATCCTTGCTGCGATAGACCCAGGGCTTTCCCGCCAGCCCGTCGGTGATCGGCGAGCGGGTTCGGCTCTGTCTGTCCGCGGCGCTGGCATAATACCAGTCATAGCCTTCGCCGCCGGCAATCGCCGCCCGCAAGGCGTCCCGATCCTCGGCCGAGCGCGCGCCATCGGGATGTCCGCCGGAAAGATCGCCGTCACGCCAGTCGGCAAGCGGCATGTAGTTGTCGATCCCTACGGCGTCGATGGCCGGCGAGGCCCAGAGCGGATCGAGATGGAAAAACACCTCGCCCGATCCGTCTGCCGGATGATAACCGAAATACTCCGACCAGTCGGCGCCGTAGGTCAGCTTGACCGAGGGGCCAAGAATGGTCCGCACCTCAGCCGCCAGTTGCACCAGTTCGTCAACGAAGGGAAAGCTGTTGCCCGGCCCGCGCACCTGGGTCAGGCCGCGAAACTCCGAGCCGATGATGAAGCCGTCGACACCGAGCCCGGCGGCAAGCCCCGCATAATGCAGGATCATCCGGCGATAGCCCTCGGTCCGGTGACAGAACAGGCCGATCTGGCTTGCAGCGGCCGCTGTCTTGTCCGGCGATCCGGGCAGGCCCGGCGCCGGATGGCAGGTGATGCGCCCGCGCCAGGGATAGGCCGCCTGCTCGGTCCCGCCATAAGGGTCAGGAAGCCCGTTGCTGGCCGGCACATCCATCATCACGAAAGGATAGAGGAACACCTTGATGCCGCGCGCCTTCAGGTCGGCGATGGCTTGGCGCACGCTCTGGTCGCTCGGCGTGCCGCCATAGGCAGGGCCGCTGCCGCTGTTGCTCAGGGTCGCAGCCTCGGACCGGTCGATACCCGCCACGCTCCAGGCCAGGCTCTCGCCATTGCGCACCGGTGTTTCGACGCCCGGCCGGATACGGCACTCGCCGGCGCGCAGATCCGTGCCGAACCAGGAGACGACAAGCGCTGCCGCCTTCAGGTTCGGGCAGACCGCCTGAAGCTCGTCGATGGACGCGTGCCAGTCGGTCGGCGCCGTCAGGCTGTTGCGGTTGAGGATCCGCGCCGCCCCCTCACCCGTCTCCTCCGTCACCGGCACGGTCGCGTAACCATGCTCGCTGGCGCCCGGAATGATCGTCACCGCCCGGATCTGGCTTTCCAGCCGCCCAACCGGGCGCACGACCTCGAACTGCAGAAGCGGAATGCGGTTGCCGAAATCCTTGATCGGCAAGTGCTCGAACACCGCATAAGCGAGCCCGCGATAGGCCGGCGCATTGCCCACCCCCTGCTTGGCCTCGATCAGCGGATCGGGCAGTTGGTCCTCGGTGCCGCGATGCACGCGCATTTCGATCGCCGTCAGGTCCAGTTCCCGGCCATCGGCCCAGACCCGCCGCACCAGCGCAATTTCACCTTCGCATATGCCCACGGCCAGGTTGGCGTAATAGCTGAAGGTTTCCACCGTCTGGCTGTTGGTGGATTTTCCGCCCTGCCGCTCGCGGGTCACCTCCTCCTCAAAGCGGGTCGCCCAGATCAGCGTGCCGCCCACGCGCGCCGTGCCATAGACGCGGGTGATCGCCGTTCCCTCGTCGGCACCCGGCACACGCGCCGTGGCAAGCCGTGGACCGGTCACGGTGCTGCCGCCGCCGATCAGAGCACGGTCGAGAGCAGCACCAGCCAGCCCTCCGACCGCCCGCCCGAGGATCGCCCCGAACGGCCCGAAAACGGAGCCGAGCGCGGCTCCCGCCGCCTGAAACAGGATGGTTGCCATGGCGCTCTCCGCATCCACTGGATGCACGCTAAAGATGTGATAGAGTTGTGACGTCGACGTCAGAAGCAGCACGCGCCGAACCAGCCGGCGCGCCGGTGAGGATGGGCCCCACCGGCTTTGGCAGGAAGGGCCTTGTCGTCGAACATGGAGGGAATGCTATGAGGCTCAAGCCGATTGGCATTGCGCTTATCGTGAGGAAAACCCGGACGGGCTGGTTAGTGACCGTCCGGGTAACATTCGCTCGATAAGTCCACGGTGAGTGGAGCTCCAACTCCCCTCACCACTTCATGATCATACAACAGTCGCGCCAATTTTCAACGGCAGCAAAATTCGAAGACGAACTGACATCCTACACAACCAAGCGCCACTTTATGCGCGCACAGGATGTGCTACGTTGCCGTGTCGACGTCAGAAGCAGCACGCGCCGCGCCAGCCGGCGTGCCGGTGAGGATGGGCCCCACCGGCTTTGGCAGGAAGGGCCTTGTCGTCGAACATGGAGGGAATGCTATGAGGCTCAAGCCGATTGGCATTGCGCTTATCGTGAGGAAAACCCGGACGGGCTGGATAATCTCCGTCCGGGTCTATCTGGATCGATAAGTAAACGGTGAGCGGAGCTCCAACTCCGCTCACCACTTCATGATCATACAACAGTCGCGCCAGTTTTCAACGGCAGCAAAATTCGAAGACGGGCTGACATCCTACACAACCAAGCGCCACTTTATGCGCGCCCAGGATGTGCTACGTTGCCGTGTCGACGTCAGAAGCAGCACACGCCGCGCCAGCCGGCGTGCCGGTGAGGATAGGCCCCACCGGCTCAGGCAAGGGCCTTGTCGTCGAACATGGAGGGAATGCTATGAGGCTCAAGCCGATTGGCATTGCGCTTATCCGTGAGGAAAACCCGGACGGGCTGGATAATCTCCGTCCGGGTATATCTCAGCAGATAAGTCCACGGTGAGCGGAGCGCCAACTCCGCTCACCACTTCATGACTATACACCGCAAGCTCGTCATTTTCAACGCGGCGCCTGAGCCGGAAAACGGTGCACTGCCACGATCCGGCGGCGCCAGGAGGGCGTGAGCGGCGAGAGGCTGACGGTGTTCTGCTCATAGGCGTGAATGAAGCGATCGGCATCCTTCAGGATGCCGGCATGCTTGGCGGCGCATCCCGACCGCCAGCGAAACATCAGGATATCCCCCGGCTGAGCCTCGCCAAGCGAAAGCGGCGGCCCGAACAGCCGGTGGCCGACGACCAGCAGCCGTTCATCGCCGCAGCGTTCCGCCCAGTCCGGCGCATAGGCCGGCACCGGCTCCGGCTCTTCACCATAAAGCTCACGCCACACGCCGCGAATGAGGCCGATGCAGTCGCAACCGACCCCCTTTGTCGCGCCCTGGTGGCGATAGGGCGTGCCAATCCAGCTCTCGGCGATGGCGAGCACCCTTTGCCCCTGCGTGGTCATTCGAAGATCGGGCTGCCGTCGTGCAGCCGCTCCCCGTCCACATAGGAATAGCTGAAGTCGGAACCCGGCACATGCGGGAAGCCGCGGAAGTTGATCCCATTGTCGAAGCGCGCCTTGCAGGTGGCAAAGCTCTTGTCGCAGCCGGCCGTGATGGTGAGGCCCGTGCCCGGCATCACCTCCCGCTCCAAGGGCAGCCACAGCGTCAGCCGCGCCACACCCTCGTCCAGCCGCACATGCGCGTCCACCTGGGCCGTCCCGCCATCGGCAAGCACAAGGCCTCCCCGATCGAAGAAGCCGCTCGCAAAGCCATGAAGGCCGCTCACAAGCAGATGACTACGGTCCTCCTGGACAACAATCACGCCCGTTGCGCGATAGCCGGTGAGATCCACCCGGCAATGGCGATCGCCCAGCACCGCATCACAGCGCCGGTTGTAGAGCCTCCCCTGCGGCTGGTCGAGCCGATGCGCCAGGCTGCGCAGTTCCGCGGTAAACCTCTCGCCGGCCCGCGTCACCTCGCCCACCTCGCGCACAGACAGCAGCATATGCTGCGATGGCGCCGCCCAATTGACGATAAAGAGCTCGACACGCGCACCATCGAAGCGCCCGGCCGCCAGATCCGCCTCGTCGATCGCCTCGCTCGAGAACCCGCCAGCCACCTCGCCAGCACTGGCGCCAAGCCCGCTTGCCTCCTCGCCTTCGCTCGCGGCAAAGCCGCTGGCGGCGCGAAACACCGTGCCCGCCAGTGCCAGGTCCCGGTCATGATCGGTAAAACCGAGAATGACACCATCGCGCCGGGTCAGCCGCCAGGCATGGCAGGTGGTCGTGGCGTCGCCGGCCAGATGCCCGGCGAGAGCATCAGGAACCTCTCTCATGGCAGGATCTCCGTGATCGGGATGCTGGGAATGCGTCCCGCATCGAAGGCAGACAGGTTGACGTCGATGCGGTCGGTGTCGAAGCGCACCGGCACGTCGAATTCAAAGCCGGCGCTGACGGGCACCCCCGCTGCCGGCACATGCTCGGGAAAAAACATCACCTGCCCCGTCTGGTGGTCGCAGACGTAGCGGTCGGAACTCTGCAGCACACCGCCCACCGCCACCCGCACCGTGCCCGCCACCGGCTTGGCAATCTCCCGCACAGATCCCGCCGCCGCATCCGCATAGCTTTTCACCAGCTGGAACTCGTCCGTTTCGCCATCGCCTGTGCCGATCAACTGGTCGCCCGCGCCCGGTTGCTGCAGCGGCCCGCAGGACTTGAAGTCCACCGGATCGCGAAAGCGAAACCCGTAAAGCTGGCCCAGCCGCGCCTCGAAAAACGCCATTACCTCATAAAGATCGGCAATCGACTTGATGCCGGAGCCCGCGTCATAGCTGCGTCGTGCATGGCGCCAGCGGGCATTGCGCTGCTCGCGACCGTTCGACAGGCTGACGATATCGGTGCGCCGCACCGGGCCGCCGCTCACCCCCAGCGCCAGCCGAAGCGGAAAGCGCACCTCGTGGAAACCGCTCATCGCCCCGCCCCCTTCAAAGCCCACGCCGGCCGCGCGCCACGCTGCGTGCCAGCATGGCGGAAATCTGCCCCTCGCTCTTGCGAAAGCTCGCCGCATCGGTGGCCGTCACGTTGAACACGATCTGCGGCGCGGTACCGCCGGCGCCCTGTGTCGCCACGCCCAGCGAACCGTCCGGCCCGCGCTGCAGCGGCAAAATGGCCTCGGCACCCGCCTCGCCCATCAGGCCGATCGAGCCGTCAAACGATCCGCCCATGGAAAAGAAGCTCGGCGCCCGCACCACGCCACCATCGGCAAAGGCCGTCACAGAGGCCGCGCCCGCGCCAAGGCTCGTTGCCGCCGACGTCCCAAAGGCGCCGAGAAGGCTACCCGCAGTCGACGAGACGAGATTTTCCAACGGCTTCAGCGCCGCAGACAAGGCAAGATCCGTCAGCCGGTTGCCCAACCCTGCCAGCACCTCCTCCAGGCTCTTGCCACTCACCGCGGCGGATTTCAGCGCCCCTGTCAGCGCCGATCCGAAGCGGTTGGAGCGCGCCTCAAGGCTTGCCATCGCCCGCTCCAGCGCCTCGGTTGCGGCAAGCGTTGCGTCAAGCGATCCGTCATCGCTCTCCATGGCAGGCTCCTTCGTCTGGGGGTGAAATCGGCTGGTCTGGAAAATCGCGCATCAGGTCGAACAGTCCGTCCCGGCTGAGCCCTGCGGCGCGCGGGCGCCAAGCCCCGGCCATGGCCATGAACTCGCGGGGTGTCAGCGCCCAGAACCGGTCGGGCGGCAGCCGCAGCAGGCAGAGCCCCACATGCATCACGCCAGCCCAGGAGCCTCGAGCCCCCGAACCGGCATGGCCTGCTGCGGCAGTGGAGGGTTTTGTCGGTCACCGCCCGCCTCACCCCGCTCGTCGGCAAAGGCTGCTTCCAGCAGGTCGGCGGCAATGCGTGCGGCTGCAGCAAGCCCGCCCTCAATGCTCATGGCCGCCACCTCCTCATCGGAAAACAGATTGCCCGCACCGCGAAGGCCGGCCCCCAATACCCGCACCAGATCGTCCGCCCGCAAACGCCCCCGGGCGAAATGCGCGCCAAGTGCTGCCAGATCGTCGACACCGAACGCGGTTTCCAGCTCAGCCAGTGCGCCCAGCGTCAGGCACAGGATGCGCCGCTCACCGTCGATCATCGCCTCGATCTCGCCGCGCCGTCGGTTGGCCCGCCTCGTCATCAGATTGCCCCGAAGGTCAGGCTGCCGGCCGATTCCAGCGCCAGTTCGAACCGCACCTCGCCATTGTATTCGCCGGAATATTCGAGCGCAGTGATCTGGAAAAGGCCGCTCAGCGTGCCGAAAGCCGGGATCACCACCTGCCAGCTGCGGATCGTGCCGGCAAAAAAGGTCGTGCGCACCAGCGCATCCGAAGCCTGGTCCTTGAACAGGCCGGCACCGGTCAGCGAGGCGCGCTGAATGCCGGCGCCACCCAGAAGCTCGCGCCAGCGCCCGGCGCTTTCGGCATCCGTCACGTCCACGCTCTCGGCATTGAAGGCCAGCCGCTTGGCGCGCAATCCCGCCACGGTCAACCAGTTGCCGCCATCATCCACCTTCAGCAGAAGGTCCTTGCCTGCCTGCGCCACCATTGCCTGTCTCCTTTGAAAAACGGCGCCCGATCGCGCCCTGACCTGTTGTTCATGTCCGGCCGTCAGCGCCCCCGGCCGTCACGCCGGCACCTCGGTGACAGCCCGGAAGGTAATTGCCACCACATGCAGCTTCGTCTTCACGTCGCTGCGGCTGATACTGCCGGTGTGGAACAGACTGACGAGATGCGCGCCCTCGCCCAGCGGCAGATCCGCAAGGTGCAAGGCGTCGCGCGCCCGTGCCGCGATCTCCTGCGCCAGCCGGCGGCCGTCGCCCGGCGCCCACACCTGCAGCACCAGCAGATGTTCGGCGCCCTCTTCGGTCGCCGTGGAATGGTCGCGGCTGTCGATCTCGCCATAGATCAGCGCCGGCAGCGCCATGCGCGGCAACACCCGGTCGCGCACGCCATCAGGGCCCAGAAGCGCCATCAGGTCGCCATCGCCCGTCAGTCGCGCATGGATTGCCCGCAGCAGTCGGTTCTCGATGCTCATTGCCCTCCCTCCTCGCAGTCACAGACGAGGAACCGCCGCGTCTCGTCGGGGTCGCGCACCAACCGGATCAGAAACACGCGGGCGCCAAGCCGCAGCCTTTGACCGGCCTCGATATCCGTTCGCCAACCGGTCCACAGCCGGTGCGTCACCACGGCCCGCTCCCCAGCCTCATGCGGCGCCACCGTCGCCGTGACCGGTTCGATCCGCGCCCAGAGGCGGTCGAGGGCGTCAAAACTGCGGCTCACGCCACCCTGGCCGTCCGGCACATCCACGGATGCCTCGCGGATCAGCCGGGCCGAAAACTGCCCGGGGTCGAGGACGTGCATCGCCATCTAAAGCCTCCGCAGGCGAAAGCCGCCGATCAGCCGCTCATAGCCATCGGGAATGCCGGCCGGCTGCTGTTCGGGCGAAACGACGCCGCGAAAGCCGTACATGAAACCGACATGGATCAGCATGGCCCGCATCAGCGGGCTCGGCACATCGGCTCCCGCCTCACCGAAACCGGCGGTAAAGTCGATCTCGATGGCGTTCAGCGCCCGGCCCGGCGTCTTCGGATCGCGCAGCCAGAGCCTGGCCGGCCGGCTTGCGCCATCCAGAAGATGATCTTCCAGCGAAACGTCCGAAGCCTCACCGTCCGCGCCGTAGACCGTTACGCTTTCAATGGCTTGCACCGGTCCCCTGGCAATCTCGATCACCCCGCCCTTCGGCCAGAGATCGAGATAGAGCCGCCAGTGCTGCACCAGCAGGCAGAGGCCCGTCTCGCGCTCCAGATGCTGGCGCGCCGTTGCCGCCAGCGACTGAAGCAGAGCATCCTCGTCATCATGCTCGATGCGCAGATGCGCCTTCACCTGCGCAAGCGTCAGCGGCTCCGCCGAGGGCGGATCGATCAGAACATAGGTCATGGAAAGGTCCTGGTTTGCTGGATCAAGAAGAAGATAACGGCCCCTACCAGGGCCAGATCATCACGCCCCATGAGGGCGAGCCTCTTGCCCTCATGGAGAAAGGTCAGGCTGGCGCGAAACTCTCTGGTTGTTGATGGGGCAAAAAGGCGCCTGCACGTCCTTCTCCCCGCTTGCGGGGAGAAGGACGCGGCAGCGGGATGAGGGGCAAGTATGATGGTGAACGCGGCCTGCTATTGCCCCTCACCCGTACTCGCTACTCCCTACTCCCTACTGCCTACTGCCTAGGACGCCGCAAACTTCACCAGCTTGATCGCCTCGAAGTTCTGCACGCCGCCGCCCACCCGCTTGGTGGTGTAGAACAGCACGTAGGGTTTCGCGGAATAGGGATCGCGCAGGATGCGCACGCCGGCCCGGTCGACGACGAGATAGCCCGAGCGGAAATCGCCGATGGCAATCGACAGCGCATTGGCAGCCACGTCCGGCATTTCCTCGCCCTCGGCCACCGGAAAGCCCATCAGCGTTGCCGGCTGGCCGGCCGAGGCTGGCGGACGCCAGAGGTAGTTGCCGTCGGCATCCTTGAAGGTGCGGATCTGCCCTTGCGTCTTGCGGTTCATCAGGAAGCTCGCATTCTGCCGATGCCCGGCCTTCAGCGCATAGATGGCGCTGATCAGCACGTCGGAGGGGCCGCTTGCGGCAAAACCGCCGGCTTGGCCCGTCGCCACATAGCCGAGATTGCCCCAGCTCCAGGCGCTGTCGGCCACCGCCGTATAGCTCAAGAACCCCTTCGGCTTGTTCACGCCGTCGCCGCGGATGAAGGCATCGCCCTCCTGCTCGGCAAACACAATGTCGACCTCGCTTGCGAGCCACGCCTCGATATCGACCGCCGCATCGTCGAGCAGCGCCTGGCTTGCCGCCGGCATGGCGTAAAGCTCCATGGTCGGAAAGCTGAGTTCGGCAAGCTGCGGGCTTGCCGTCTGCGGCCGCGACGCGGTTTCCGCAACCCAGCCGGTGGCGAGCCCGCCCACGGCAAACGGCTTCTTCAGGATGGCACCGGAAACGGTGCGCACGGTCGAGAGCGCCCGCATGGGAGACACGACGCTCAGGCGCCGGCCGATCTCATTGTCGGTCTCGGCTGGCACCAGATAGCCGCCATCGCTGCCGGAGGCGCTGCTCATCGCCTTGCCTTCCAGCTCGCGCAGCGATCCTTCCTCGCCGCGGCGGATATAGGCGTCGAAAGCAGCCTTGTGCTCGGCCGCTTCCGGGGCCACCTCGCCGCGACCACCCAGCGCCGGACGCTGCTTCTTCAGCACCAGCTGGTCGAGAAGCTTCTTCTGCTCGTCGACGGCGCGGTTGACGCGTTCCATCTTGTCGCGCGTCACCACGTCGGCGGTCAGCTTCTGCTCGATTTCGCCAAGCCTGCGATCGTTGACTTCCTTGAAAGCCTCGAAGGCCTCCATGAAATCCTCAAACGCCGCCGTCATCGTTTCCGGCACGGCCTTCACCTCCGGAGCCGTCGTCATCTTTGCCTCAGTCATCTCGTCATCCCTTGAACGTGGTTGCCATCATCAGTCTTGCCGCCCGGCGCATGCTGCGCAGGAGTTCGGTGTCCTTGTCGCGGAAGAACCGCGCATGCTTCACGTCGGAAACCCTGGCCGATGGCAGCATCGGAAAGGTCACGACGGAAATCTCCCAGAGGTCGGCCTCCAGAATGCGCCGCACGCCGGTGCGCGCCTCGGTACGGGCCTTGACCGTGCGAAAGCCGATCGACAGCCCGTCCAGAGCGCCCGATTTCATCAGCGCATGCACCTCGCGGGCCCGCGCCACGCCGCCGGACAGCACGCCCTCCACGTAGAGCCCGCGGGCATCCTCGCGGATCACCTTCCAGGCGCCGATCGGCTCGTTCGGATCGTGCTGGTAAAGCATGCGTACATTCGGCGCGCCGCGCTCGATCAGCGAGTTGCGGAAGGCGCCGCGCTCAATCGTGTCGCGGCCGAGATCCACCTCGCCGAACACGCTGGCATAGCCGCTGAACGTCCCGTCGCCGCCAAGCCCGGAGAGTTCCAGGCTGGCAAATTTGCGCGCACTCGGGCGCGGCCCGCGATAAGCGTGCATGAAAACTCCTGTCGAATAGGGGGTGTGGTCGTGTGATGCCGCAGGCGCGTTCGCCCGTCAGGCGGCGCGGTCAGGACGGGTCGGATTTCGCGCCATAGCGGTTGGCGATGCGCACCAGCGCACCCAGCACCCACCAGGCAGAGAGACTTGCCGCCGCCGCCCCCGACAAGGTCATCTCGATCGGCGAAAGCAGGCCGGAAAGCCCCAGCCGCTCGGTCAGCCACAGGCCCGCCGGACCGCCGAACATGATCCCGCAGGAGACACCGGTCATGAAGCGGCTGGCCGCCTCGCGCGTGCTCTTCGGCATCAGATAGACAAGCGATACCCAGGCCCCGGCCACAGAGCCGATCGCCTTTGCGGCCAGCAGACCGCCATCATGGCCAAGCTCAGCCATTTGTTTACCTTTCTCGGCGATAATCGGAATGAGTGTGGAAGCTGGCTGCGTCTTCACGTGCCACTTGAAGAGCCGTGCCGCACAGGCGGTGCCGGGCCGGCCTCGAATTTCTTGAGTCTCTGGAATCGTTTACAGGCCGAACCTGACGGATCGATTCCGATCCTTCATGCGTCGGGTGAAGCACTTCATGCGATGATTCAGTGGTTCGGCCACACGCCAACGCGTGTTAAATGATCTGATCAATCAGTCTTATCCGAATCCGCCACAAGGTTGGGATCCGCTTGCTGCCCATGCCGGATGTGCGAGATCACTAGGCGCGATTTCTCCAACACATAATCGATCACATAGACGCCGCACACGTAGCGGCGACGACCCGGCAGCGTCAGCGGCACACCTGCCTGCGGATACTCTGCCAGAAGCTTCAACGCCTCTTTGAAATGCTCGGCCACGCGCCGTGCGGCGCGGGGGTTGAACTGCTCAAGATAAGCGCATTCGCGCTGGATATAGGCGGCCGCATTCCGGGAGAGAATGACACGCATCAGGCAGCATCGGATCTCGCGTCGCCGAGAAGCTCTGCAAACAGATCCTCGGCGTCGACAAACTCACCATTGCGCACCTGCTCCTCCCCCTTGAGGATCTGGCGGATGTCATTGCCCTCCGCCATCAGATAGTATTTCAGCGCCCGCACGATCACCCAGCTGCGGCTGCGTTCGGTCGCCTTGGCAATCTCTTCCACCTCCGCCAGAATGTCCTCTGGAATGCGCAGGGTGATGGGATCGGAAAGAGCGGGCTTGTCGGATGCATCTGCCATGCGGGTCGAGCTCCTCTTGTCATACGCTGTATTACAACAGCATACGCCTTACCGACATCCCCGTCCAATCACGCCGTGTAACCCACCGCCTCGCGCTTTTCGGCGTCGCTCAAGAAGTCCGCCGCCCCCACCCGCGCCCACAGCGCATCGCGTTCGCTCGCAAGCCCCGGCACGCGGTCGAGATCCGGCTCCAGCCTCAGCGCCTCGCCATAGGCGCCGGCCAGCCAGGCGGAAAAGCCGGCCGCCGTGCGGCTGAGAAGCGGCACCACGGTCAGCCGGTAGAAGGCACGGTTCGCCTCCTGGTAATTGGCATAGGTGTTGTCGCCCGGAATGCCGATCAGCATCGGCGGCACGCCGAGCGCCAGCGCGATGTCGCGGGCAGCGGCGTTCTTCGCCTCGATGAAATCCATGTCCTTCGGCGAAAGCCCCATGGCCTTCCAGTCGAGCCCGCCCTCCAGCAGAAGCGGCCGCCCGGCATTGACGGCACCGGCATAGCCCTGCTCCAGCTCGGCGCGCAGCCGCTCATACTGGTCGGGCGACAGGTTGCCGCCCTCCTTCGGCTGGTAGACGAGCGCGCCGGAGGGCCGCGCCGAATTGTCAAGCAGCGCCTTGTTCCAGCGGGCAGCAGCATTGTGCAGGTCAAGGGCCGCACCAGCTGCCGAAAGCGGTGCAAAGCCGCCCTGATCGTCGAGCGGGTGGAAAAGCTTCAGATGCAGCAGCTCCTCACTTTCGGGCAGAGCAGTGATCCGCCGGCGCGTCGATCCCACCGCATAATCATAGGCGATCGGCCAGCCATCGGTCCCCAGCACCACGCTCACCCGGTCGGGCCGCAGCAGGTGCAGTTCGCGCGGCACGGAGCCGATACGCGCCGCCTCCACATAGGCATTGCCGGACAGCATCAGATGGCCGTAGAGCGCCTCGAAGAAATCCGGCCCGCTCTGGCGCGGGTTCGGCCGGGCAAGCAGCGCCAGCGCCGGATGCTCGCTTGCCTCGCGCACCCCCTCATAGGCCAGCCAGGGCACGGAGGCCGCCGCCTCGGCCACCAGCCTCAGCGCCCGGTGCACCACCGGATTGGCCATGAAGCCGGTGCGCGACAGCGCGCCATAGGACCGGCCGGACCAATGCGCGCCGCCCTCGCCGGCAAGCACGGAAAAGCCGGCCGCCACGCTCGTTGCCTTCTCTTCGGGCACGGCCGGTTTTGCCCGGCGCCAGGGCAGGCGGAAATCTCGTGTCATCGCATCCTCGCTGGGTCTGAAAACAATCGGGGTCTGTCGCAACACTCAAGAGCCGGTCAGCGCGGCGAGATAAATCCGCCCGTAACGACCCACATCGGCGGCTCGGTCGCGGCCATTGATGATGGCCCGCGCACCGGTCCAGTCGCTGCGGCCGGCAGCGAAATAGTCGTCGAGCCGCTTGCCGGTGAAACACCCTTCCACCATGCCCTCGATCAGGATCTCCGTGGCGCGCTGAGGCTCCAGCGCCTTGTCCGGGCAGTCCTCAAGGCCGAAGCGGCGGTAGTTCGCCCGCCCGGTGATCTGCACCAGGCCACGCCCGCGATAGCGCCAGCCGTCACCGCTCGCCTCGCCGCCATTGCCCATGCGCCCGCCATAGGCGCGGTTGGCAATCCGCTCCGGCTGGCGCTGGTAGGCTTTCGCCTCTGCAGAGGTGAAATGCCGGGGAAAGGTCCGCAACAGGCCGGCGGCGCTGTAATTGAGGTTTTCCATGACCGGCAGCATCACGCCGCCGGTCTCGTGAAAGGCCGTGGCCAGCACATAGGCCAGTTGCCGGCACGCGCCCTCGGGCTGCAGCATGGCCCAGGCATCCAGCACCGCCTCATGGCCGGCCACCGCGCCGGGGCGCAACTGTCCGCCATAGAGATCGCTCCGGACCCGGCGGAAGAAAGCCGCCCGGCCCGCTCTTGCAGTCTCGCTCATGGTAAAGATCCTTGTGTCTCGCCCAGCGCGCGCCTTGCATGCAAGCTGCAGGACAGCGCCGCATCAGGGTTGCAGGCTCATGAATGCAAAAGTTTCAATCGATTTGAAAAAGGTTAATCGGTTTAGCTGCTTAGCGGCCACTTTACTTTCTGCTAACGATATGGAACCAACCGCGTGCAGCGCCGTTTAAGCGCCCGGTATCACACCCGCAGGAGATCATGATGATGCAGCAGCCAGCCCCCGTGTCCCAGACCTCCAACACCGTCAAGCAGCAGATCCCGCTGCACCTCGTCGAGCGCCTTGAATCCGAGTGGAAGCAGATGCGCGAAAGCGCCGCACAGCCCGCTCCGGCACGCTGAAACCAACCGCCCTCCCTTCTCTTCTCGGGAAGTGGACGCCCCATACGCGCGCCTCATCCGATCTCCCCCTGGTGGGGGAGATGTCCGGCAGGACGGAGGGGGTATATCTACACGCGGGCTCTACCCCTCACCCCGCCTCCGCTTCGCTCGGCGCCCCTCTCCTCTGGGGGAGAGGCAGCACACAAGCGCCTTGACCCTAAAGCGATTTACGAACGCAACGGCGCTCCCTCGAGGCACAACGCAAGCCGTCCCCCTTCTCCCCTTGGGGAGAAGGTGCCCGAAGGGCGGATGAGGGGATCTTCAACCGAGCGCCCTCTACAACCCCCGCACACGTGGCTCGCCCGCCTGCCCCTCCAGCATCAGGGCCGTCAGCGCCCAGACCAGCGCGTCCAGCCGGTCGGGAGAGCGGCCGGATGACAGCCCGTCCGGGCCGAAATCGCACATCTGGTCTTCCAGCGCGGTAAACCGCCCCGCATGCGCCACCCGCCCCTGCTCGTAAAGGGCTGCCACCGGCTCGGCGCGCAGGAACTTGCCGCGCGTGGCCCGCACCAGGGAAAGCGGCAGGCTCTCGTCCACGCTTTTCAGCATCGCCGCCACCATCTCGCCGCCCTGGTTGACTTCCGCCACCACCCGGTCTGCGGCAAAGCGCTGGAAGGCTTTCACCACCGCCAGCGCCCAGCCTGCCGGGCTCTTGCCCGACACCGAACAATCGGCTAGCACCACCGCCCGGCCGGAGGCTTCCACGCCGGCCACGACGATGCCGCAGCAGGATTGCGCCCCCATGCCGGAAGGCGGATCGACCGCCACGACGATGCGCCGCAGCGCCCCGGCAAAGCGGATGGTCAGCGCCTCCAGCATGGCCCGGTTCCACAGCGCATCCTCGCGATCCTCGATCAGCTCGCCGTCGAGTTCCTGGCGCCCCAGCCGCGTGCCGCCATAGCGGCTTTCGAGGTTGGCGATAAAGCCAGGCGCCATGTTGTCCGCATTGCTGCGCGTCGACATTCTCACCAGCCGCGTGCCGGGATCGGCGATCAGCCGCTTCAGAAGCGGCACTGGGCGCGGCGTCGTCGTCACCAGCTGGCGCGGATCCTCCCCCAGCCGCAGTGCAAACTGCAGCATGTCGAAGGTCTCCTCCGCATGTTTCCATTTGGCCAACTCGTCGCACCAGGCAAAGTGAAACTGCGGCCCGCGCAGGCTTTCCGGGTCTTCCGAGGAAAAGATCTGCGCAACCGCCCCGGAGGGCCAGACGAGCCGCCGGCGCGAAATCTCGAAATCCGGTGCTTTCGATCCGGCAATCCGGCAGATGCCGGACACACCGTCGATCATCACCTCGCGGGCATCGCCCAGCGTCTCGGCCACCAGCGCAATGCGCAAGCCCCTGGCCTTCGGATTTGTGGCCAGCGCCTGCACCCATTCGGCGCCGGCGCGGGTCTTGCCGGAACCGCGCCCGCCCATCAAGAGCCAGTTGCGCCAATCGCCTTCCGGCGGCTTCTGCTCGTCGCGCCCGGCAACAGACCAGCTGCGCCGAATGGCAAAGGCTTGCGCCACAACCGAGGGCGGCAGCGTCAGTTTTCCACCCGTCCGGCCCATCATCGGCGCCTCCACCGGCTGGCTCTGGCGTTCGTCTGGAGATACCGCGACAGGGCGATCCGGCAAACAGGCAAGCAGCAAAGGCAGGGCCACATCGAGCTGCACCCGCTTGGTCTTCCAAAGCCCCACGAGTGCGCTCATCTCGCCACCAAAGTCTTCGAGAGCCTCATCCACCCGGACCGACAGTGCCCGCACCTCCGGGCGGTCCGGTCCCCGCCGCACCATCGGGTTCGCGGCCTCGAGCGCCGTCTCGCTCGCGCCAACGGGCCATAAGCTCCTGGGCCCGAGCCTCGATGAGCCGTTCCACATCACGCAGCGCCTCCTCAAACCCACCCTCATCCGCCTGCCGCTCGGCTTCTTCCGCCCGGTCTCGGGCCAGCTGCCGCTGCAGGCTGTCGATCTTTTCAAGCGTCCGCACGATCAGGCTCATGGCATCGGTTGCCGCCTTGAGGTCCGCGCGCGCCAGCTTCTGCGCCGCCTCGTCCCCGGACTGCGCCTGCGCCTCGGCAGCGCCCCGAAGGCTGCGAAAGGCGACAAACTGCTCGCGCATCTCGCGCGTCATCTCGTTCAACAGCAGCCGCAATTCTTCGGCACCGGCCGCCTGGTCGGCGCTTTTCAGCTCCAGCAGCACACGCTCGGCCTCTGCCGCCCGTGCATCATCCAGCCGTGCCGCGGGGCCGCGCTCAACCGCATCGAAGGTCGCAAACAGCGAAAGATCGATCGCCTCGAACCTGTCCAT